TCTTAGCGCAAGGAATTGGTGAAATTGGAGCAGCATTCATAGGACCTTTTAAGCAAGGACCTGTATTCGTTCCAACCATTGTGAGAACACAATCAGAATTCGAAAGTATATTCGGAACACCTGATGGAACTTATTATACTGAATATGCAGTACAAAACTATTTAAGAGAAGCTGGAGTAGCAACAATCGTAAGAGTTGGTGGAGTTGGTGGATATCAACAAACCGCACCTTTAGCTATTTTTGCTAGTGGTTCTCAAAATCAAAGTTTAGGAACTAAATTAGTTGGTGTTTTATATTCAACTAAAAATGGTGTTCAAAATTATGGTTTTACTGGAGCAACTGTAGTAAGTGATAGTGTTAATGATGGCTCTTTTATAATTAATGGAGCAAGTGGTAGTTCAGTAAACATATCAGCTTCAATCTTACCATCTGACCCTAATGATTTAAGTGATGTATTTGGTGAATCTCCACTTGGCACTAAAGCAGCTTATGTATATAATTATTTTGAAAATCTAGCATCTTTTTACACAGGTTCAGCAACAACTGGTTCTGGTGCAAATAATATTGTAATAAGTAGAGTTGTATTACCAACACAAGATTTCAGATTTGATGCACAAGCCGCAGAAACTCCGTTTGTTCAATCGCAATTAATTAGTGGTGAAAGATATGACCTATTTAAGTTTGTAACTTTAGGACATGGTACATTATATAATACTAAATTTAAAATTGGTATCTCTAATGTAAAGGCAGCTGGTGAAGATGGTGGTACTGATTATTCTACATTTACTGTAACAATCCGTTCATTTGGTGATACTGATAAGAGAAAGAGTGTTGTTGAAACATATAACAATGTAAACTTAGACCCTGCTTCTCCAAACTATATCGCTAGAAGAATTGGTGATAGATATTTTACAATCGGTTTAGATGGTAAAATGACAGAATTTGGTGATTATACAAATAAATCACAATATGTGAGAGTTGAAATGTCAACTAATAGTGTATCTAACCCAATTTCAGCAGCACCATTCGGACATGGAGCATATACAAATCCAATTAAAGCAACTGATAACGCAGAATCACTTTTAGTACCTGCGGTAACATACCAAACTAATTCAACAGGTAACACAGCATCATCTCCAATTTATTTTAGTGGATTTGATTTTGAAACTAATGGTGTTAAATTAGATAACGCAAACTACTTAAAACCAATTCCAACAAACGCTGAGACTGGTTCTAACGTAGCATTCGCATTTGATGCAAATGGTTTAACTTATGTAATGACTGGTTCAAAATCAGCAGATATGGTTAAAAGACAATTTGTATTAGGATTCCAAATGGGATTTGATGGTATGAATCCAACTATACCAATATTAAAAGCTGGTGATGATGGATGGGGTGCTGGTAATACGCAAGGATTTAATTGTTCCACTTCAACATCATCTGGTTCAGTAGCATATACTAAAGCAATTGCGGCAGTATCTAATCCTGATGAGTATGATATTAATATGGTAGCAACTCCTGGTATTGTAAGAAGATTACACCCAGCTATTACTACTAGAGTAATTGATATGGTAGAAGAAAGACAAGATGCATTTTACATCGCTGATTTCAACGATTACGCAGATACAATAACTCAAGCAACTGAAGAAGCTAACTCTGTTGATTCAAACTATGTTGGTACTTACTATCCTTGGGTTAAAACAATTGATACAAATACTAACAAACTCACAACTGTTCCACCATCTACATTGTTACCAGCGGTTTACGCTTCTAACGATAGATTGGCAGCAGAATGGTTCGCACCTGCTGGTTTAAATAGAGGTGGTATCGTAGGAGCAGTTAGTGTATTGAATAGATTAACACATGCAGAGAGAGATACTCTATATGAGAACAAAGTAAACCCAATCGCAGCATTCCCTGGACAAGGTATTGTAGCATTCGGACAGAAGACATTGCAAGATAAAGCATCTGCTTTAGATAGAATCAATGTTAGAAGATTACTTATCACTGTTAAGAAGTTCATCGCATCTACATCTCGTTTCTTAGTATTCGAACAAAATACTTCAGAGACAAGAGGAAGGTTCTTGAACACTGTTAATCCATATTTGGAGACAGTTCAACAAAGACAAGGTTTATACGCATTCAAAGTGGTGATGGACGAAACCAACAACACTCCGGATGTAATAGATAGAAATATTATGGCGGGACAAATTTTCTTACAACCGGCTAAGACAGCTGAATTCATAGTAATTGATTTCAACATCTTACCAACTGGAGCAAGTTTCTCAGCATAATATAAAAACAAACAAATTAGATATTTATAATTAAATAAAAGGGCAATAAAAATGGCAGATATTCTATCCTTCGATAAGATGTTCTATACGAACTTCGAACCAAAAATGAAAAACCGTTATATAATGGAGTTGACTGATACGTCAATCCCATCATTTACGGTAAGTGCGGCGAATCGCCCAACAATTCAATTTGAAACTGTAAAAATAGACCACATCAACGTTTATAGAAAGTTGAAAGGTAAAGGTGAGTGGCAAGATTTGGAGATTACCTTGTATGACCCAATCGTACCATCAGCAGCACAGGCAGTAATGGAATGGATTCGTTTATCACATGAGTCTATTACTGGTAGAGATGGATATGCAGAAATGTATAAAAAAGATATCGATTTTTATTTATTAGGACCTGTTGGTGATAAGATTGAACAATGGAAGTTGAAAGGTGCATTTATCTCTCAGGCAAACTTCGGAGATATGGCATATAGTACAACAAATGAGCCTGTAACAATTACATTAACATTAACTTACGATTATGCAATCTTAGAGTTCTAAAAAATATTCCTTACGGAAGCTACCGAAGGACAACCCTCATCAGAAATGGTGGGGGTTTTTTATTTTCAAAAATTTTAATTTAATGTATTTATATATACAAACTTAAAATAAATAAAGTTATGAGCGAAAAGCAATATGATTTTCCAACGGAAGTGTTGGATTTGCCATCGGAAGGTAAGGTATATCCAAAAGATAATCCATTATCATCTGGTAGGATTACAATTAAATTAATGACAGCAAAGGAAGAAGATATTCTTTCTTCTACAAACCTTATCAAAAAAGGTGTTGTATTGGATAAACTATTTGAATCTATTATAGTGGATAGTGTAAACCCAAAAGATATTATAATTGGTGATAAGAACGCAATCCTTTTAGCAACAAGAGTATTGGGTTATGGACCTGAATATGATTTCAGTTTTTATTCATCTAAAAAGGGAGATTATGTAAATGTCAATATGGATTTAACGCAGGTTAAAACCAAAGATGTGGATTTATCTCAATTCAATAACAAAAACGAATTTGAATATATTACTCCACATGGTAAAAATAAAATAGTGTTTAAAATTCTTACTCATGGTGATGAAAATGATATAGATAAAGAAATTGAAGCTCTTAAAAAAATAAATAAAGATTTATCTTCCGATATCACAACTCGTTTAAGATATATGATTAAATCAGTTGATGGAAACGCTGAAGTGGGCCACATTACTAGATTTGTTAATAATATGAGAGCTTTGGATAGTAGAGCATTTAGACAACATGTTAAAGAAATATCTCCGGATATGGATATGACTTATACTCATACACATAGTGATGGTGAGGTGGAGGAGGCGCCTATCACATTGGGGGTTAGCTTTTTTTGGCCTACCACCGGGTCATAGTATAGAACTACATTCTCAAATATTTGATATGGTGAATTACGGAAACGGATTTACTGTTATGGAATTGTACAAAATGCCAACCCGATTGAGAATATTTTATTATAATAAATTGGCTGATGCAAAAAAGAAAGAAAACGAACAAATAGAAAAATCGAATAAAGCAGCATCAGCATCAAAAGTTAGGGTTAGACGATAATCCTAACTTTTTTGTTTATAAGATATTTATAGATGTTAAACTATATACATTATGAAAAGATATAAAATATCAGAATCTAAATTAAATGAGTTTTGGGGATGGTTTGGTAAAAAGAAACCACAAACAATGCAGCAAGTTATAGATAATGACCCTATTTTAAAACAATTAGATAAGGAATTGGAAGATATCGCAACTAGTTATATTCCAAGATTTAAACAAATGAAAAAAGAAGACCCTAAACTATTTAAAAGGATGCAAGATATGGGTATTATTGGAAAAAGTTGGTAGAAACACAAAATAAATGGTAGAAAAACTAACAGTAGAACAGCAGGAAGAACTTAATCAATTATTAGCGGATAACGAAAAAATAAAAAAACGAATCCTTTCAATAAATGAAAAAATAGCCGCTGCTTCTGGTTCTGAAAAAAGAGATTTAGAAACAACATTAGCTAGTGCTAAATTGAAGTTGGAAATGCAAATAAAGCAAACCAAACAACTTCAAAAACAAACTGAAGCTTACGAATATCAAGAAAAAACTTTGAAATCGTTGGCATCAATGTCTCACGAAGCTAGACATGCGTTAAAAGAACAAGTAGTTGATACAAACATTTTAGCTAGTGTAGGTCAAATGACTATAAAGATGAAGCAAGCCGAAATAACTTTAGAAGGCGAAGCTTTAAAGAAGTCTGTGGCAAGAAGAACTACACTTGAAGGATTATCTGCACAGGTAATGAAATCTGCTGAAGAATTGGGAAACACACATCGTAAAGAATTAACAGATTCCGAAAAAAGAGAAAAATTTATAAAAAGTATTGCTCATCTTACAAAAAAACAAAAAGAAGAAGCTATACTATTATATGAAGTAAATAAAAGATTAGAAAAATCAGTAGAACGTCATAAAGCTTTACATGAGCAAATGCATAAAGTTATGCATCATCTTCCCGGACCAATAAGTGAAGCTGTAGATTTTACAAAAAGTATGGTAGCAAATATTGGAAAGGGTGTATTCATGACTGGATTATTGGCAGCTGGATTAATGGCCGGTTTACATGCATTTATGGAAATGGATGCAGCATCTGCAAAATACAAAGAGAATACCGGTTTCACCAACAATATGACCAAAGAAATAGACCATACAGTACATAATACTGGATTGGCATATAGAGGGTTAGGGGTTACTATGGAGAAGGCTTATGAGGTTCAAAATCAATTAGCCAATTCTCAAAGTGATATGTTCCACTTTGCACAAGGTACTACCGATGCGTTATCTCTTATGGAGGCAACAATGGGTATTACTGCAGTTGATTCAGCAGCAGTACAGGCATCGTTTGAACAAATAGGTGGATTATCTGAAGCAAGTGCAGCCAACACTCAAATGATGGCAGCTAAGTTGGCAGAAGGAGTTGGTGTATCTCCTGCTGAAATGTTTAAAGATATGTCAAAAAGTGCTGGAGTTCTTTCTAAGCACATGAAAGGTAATGTACAATTATTCATACAATCGGCAGCTAAAGCTAAAATGTTAGGTACTTCATTGGAAGATGCTGGAAAACATGCTGAAAAGTTATTAGATTTTGAAGCTGGTATTGAAGATGAATTAGTAGCAGCAACTTTTGTTGGTGGTCAATTCAATCTTAGTAGAGCTAGAGCATTGGCCTATGAGGGTGATATTTTAGGTGCACAAGAGGCAACATTAGATGCCTTAGAGCAAAGTGGAGATTTTACTAAAAAAGATTACCACACAAAAATGGCCTTAGCTAAAGCAGCTGGTATGGAAGTGGAGGAAATCGAAAAACAATTAGGTATTCGAGATAAGTTAGGCAAGATGGGAGGTCAAACTTTAAAAAATGCACAAGAACTTATAAAATCCGGAGTTGATATTAGCGAAATGGATGATGATACGCTAAAGAAAAAAGCAGAACAATTTGCAACTCAACAAAGAATCACTAGCCAAATGGATGAATTTAAAAATGCTATTGCTGGTTCGGTTGAGCAAATTGGTGGAAGAATGTTACCTGCCTTTCAAGCATTAATGCCGGTATTGATAGGAATAGCTAATATATTTGGATTGATTGGTGATGGTATACGGTTAATGCAAGAAAACCAAGCGGCATTTGTAATAGGTACTGTATTATTGGGTACGCTAACAGCTGCACTTATTATAGCTAAATATAATCAATTAGCTTTAGAAAAGAAAATAAGAAATGCACAAGCAGAACAATTAGGAGTTGGTTTAGCTAACGCTTCAACTGGTATTATGGGTTCATTGGCTAAAGTTCCGTTTGGATTGGGTATTCCATTAGCGTTAGGTGCTATTGCTGGTTTAGCTGCATTGATTTATAGTTTTACATCTAAAGGAAATGACGTATTTTCACCCGGCGGTGGTAGTGGATATGGTAGTAGAACATTAATGGGACCTGAAGGTGCAATACAACTCAACAACAAAGATTCGGTAATAGCTGGAACTGATTTATTTTCAAAGAAAACACAATCACAACCATCTCCTATACAAACAGCATCACCTGTAGCATCATCAAACAATAATATGATAAATGCATTAATAAATGAATTTAGAGGTGTTAGAGCGGATATGGCTGGTGGTAAAATAGGAGTTTATATGGATAACGATAAGGTTACTGCAAATGTAGCTACAACAATGGAACGTAGTACTAGAAATAATTTTGCATTAACATAAAAAATAATTAGATGCCAACTTTAGAAGAATTATTTAGAAACAAAAAATACGATAGACTTGGGGATAAAACTCCACAAGAAGCATTTGCTGTAAGAAATAGTAAGGATATTCAGATATCAACAATAAGTCCTTTACTTAATAAAACATCAGTACCTTTAATAAATAAAATAAGGTTAGGTGGAACTGCTGAAAGATTTACGGAAACTAGAGTTGAAAGTGAATTGGTTGGATTACTTCCATTTGCTAACTTTTCCTCAGCCGTATTATATGGTACTGATATTCTAAGAATCTCATCTCAAAATACATCATTAGGAGAAGCTATGAAAGCTGGGACTGGTGGTAGAGGGTTAGTACAAACTGCCGCTAGAGTAGTTGGTGATACTGTTGGTGAAGCTGTACAATTTGGTGGTTCTCGATTATTAAAAGTACCATCAACATTTAACGCAAAGAGTGCAATAACAAAAGCTGGAGCAGCTATAAAAAATACATTAGGTTCTTTATTTCCGGATGTATTAATTCCATCTAAAATAGTTGCAAGCCCAGCGTTTACAGCTAAAGTTCCGGGGTTTAATGAAGAATATAGAGTTCATGAAACATTAGCAAATTTAAAAGCATTTTCATCTGGGACTAAATTAGCATCATTTTTAGCAAAAAACGCAAC